AGGCATCGGTGGAGCGGCTTCAGGCTCACGCACAGCCACCGCATCCGAACCATCAAGGATAGACGCAACGTACTCTGGAGTGATCTCTCTAGTCTCTGGCAGGTTTGACCAACCAAGCTTTCCGGTAAGAGCCTCCTCCAGCCGAGCCGAGTCATTGCGGCGAGCCTGAATGTACTCCGGGGTAATCTCTCTCGTCTCTGGCAAGCGATCCCAACCAAGCTTTCCAGAAAGAGCAGCCTCCAGAAGGTCAAACTCCTCAACAGGAGGAGCCTCAAGGAGCGCAGCCAACTCGTTTCTTCGGACCGTTTCGGGGGTCTCTAGCTTTGCATCGAAAAGACCCACAGCTCTCTGAAGATCTTCCCTGCCACGCTCAGCCTCCCTAAGGGCTTCCCGAGTTGAGGCTATGTCAGCCTCTCTCTGGAGACTCTGAGCCTCAGCCGCTTCAGCCAGAGTTACTGGATAGGCAACGCCAGCAGCAGAGCCAGAAGACCTTCGCCTAGAACCACCCCCTGCACCCAGAGAGCCAGACACCGAAGGGCCATAACCCTCAGCCGCCACAGCCGCCTCACTTGGGAACTGAGCTGCCCTAGCAAGCCTACGAGCCTCCCTGCGATCCTTTGCCGCAGAGGCCACGCTGTATGCTTTCCTGAAAGCGTCTACTGCCGAGTTAACCCCACCAAGTGCAGCCTCAAACTCGCCACGGGCTCGGTAGCCTCCGTAGTCGTACCTGGGATCTTGTCTGTCGTTTGCCATCGGGAATCCCTACTAGGTGTACTCAAATCCAGTCTTACGACGACGACCGCTGCTAGGGAATAGCTGGCCAAGAGCGCTCTCAGTTGTACCAACAGATGCAGGGGAGCCGGTTGTGTCAGCAATCCGAGAAGACCACTTCGGAAGAGTCACAGGGGCAAGATCGCCACGGATGTCTTCAAGACGCTCCCTGTACTTCTCAGTCTCCACAGACCCGCCAATCTTCAGAGGGGCACCGATGGCACTGAGAAACGCAGCAGCTATCCCCCCTGCCGCCCCACCAGAACTTCCAGTGTCCGTAGCTGCACCCGTCATGCTCCTCCCCTGCTCTGCCCAGTTCGACGCGTTGGTCATCTGACCACCGAACCCACGCTCTGCCGCAGCAAGGAGGTTGCTCGCTGTAGAGCCACGGGCAGCAGACCCCTCAATGCCCTCAGCGATTCGCTTCTCTCCCCGAAGAAGGGCCTGCTCGGCTCCAACCCCACCGTAAGAGGCAAGCGCTGCAGGTAGGCGTGCCTGGAACTCAGACTGTCCCTCACCAAACCGAGTAGCCCCTCGCCTTGCAGCCTCAGAGGCAGCCCCCCTTCTCGCGCGCTCGATGCCAGAGACAATCCCCTCTCGGCCAGACTCCAAGCGAGCCATCTCCTGAGGTCGCTCAAAGAACTCCCAAACATCCGTAGATGTGTAGTCCCCAACTCCAAGCTTTTCCCGTCGCTTAGGGTCATGGACACCCATGCGGTTGACAAACTCTAGGTAGTTAAGGATGTCCTGCTTGTTCTTGACTTCCCAGGTGCCAGTGCGACTCGTTCCAACCCCAGCACCACCAAACGGATCCCGCCTAAACGGAAGTCCACCACCACCAGCACGCCTAGGGCCAGCGTCACTTCCGCCAGCCGTGCCAGGAGAAAGGCCATAATCTCTGACCGTCTGGCCCTGATGCGCCGTCGCTGGAACCCAGCCCTCGTACTCGATGTAGCCCTGGTCTAGCCACTGCTGCCACTGGTCCTGAGCCTCTGACATAACTAACTCCTAGAATGCGCCGTACACGCCAGAAACACTCGTTGCTAGAGGGAGGCCAAGCTCACGCCTAGCAATCTCGTAGTCAGATGGGGCGAAAGCAGAGGCAAGCTCATCCTCGTAAGCGCCAAGAAGCGACCCTCCGATCTGACCAATTGGCTCCCCAATCGCCTGAGCAATACGCTTTTGCCCACGGATCCTTCTCGCCTCTCTCGCCGCAGCACGACGGTTCGCCTCCATATCGCGGAGGGCCGCCTCGCTCTCTCTCGCAATCCGCTCCTCTTCTCGCATAACGGGAACAGAAACAAACCGAGGAGTGAGAACCTGCTGAGCGATATAGGCCCGCCTAGCCTCGTCAAACATATTCTCGTAACTCATGTCTCTCCCTAAGCCGTGACAAGGAACGCTGTAGCAGACGACCCGTTACCCACAAGCTGGATAAACGTTGTGGTGCTCGATGGATTCCCGTGGAACCCAGGAGTGAGGTCCTGATCTGAGAAGGTTGTTGTCAAGAGAAGCCTCATAAAGAAGCTGTACTGAGAGCCAGCCGAAACATCGTACACCGCAAAGCAGTTTGGAGAGGTCACCTGATGGCTGTCTCCGGGTGCGCTGGCAGCAGTGTCTCCGTCCATACGCCACATCCGACTGCTCGTCGCACTTCCAATGACAACAGGGGCTGCCCCATCCACAGACACATAGAGAGACGAGACAATCCTAGTCTCATGAAACTTGTATCCGGTCTGAGAGATCATGTGTGCGCTTGAACTCTTCTCAAGGGAGCAAGAGGTAGTCACAAACGCCTTGCCGCTTGCCCCGGCAACAAAAGACACTGAAGCCCCAGCCGGATAACCGTCAGATGCGTAATCAGCAAAGGCAACCCGGTCGGTGGACTGAGAGTCCGTAGCAACAAAGGACTGTGGGCCGACAATGAACGGGTCTGTCCTATAGACCTCAACACACGCTCCTGGCTGGAGAGTGTCTGCAACAATAGATTGGTTGTCGTTTACGATGTTCCGACCACCGGGATGCCGGTAGCAGCCAACCGTCCCGTTCAGCGCAGACCTAAGGTCTGACAGAGTCCCCTCAATCACATCTGCAGAGAAGTCTTTCCCTGGAGAGAGGTTTGTTGGCGTTGGCGCTGTGTACTGCATGTCAGTTGTTAATCACAAACAGAGTCAGTTGTGTCTCATAGTTTGTTGAGGCAGACCCACTAAAGTCATAGTTCTGAGTGTACGGCACACCAAGGACAGTTCCTATTGCAACAAGCCGCACTGTGTGACTGACAGCCGTAGCCTCAAACATCCCAAACAGGTTTATTGAGGTCTCCTCGTTCGTATACGAAGCAGAATCAACTCGCTCTTCTGTATAGAAGGAGAGTTCTTTTCTGCTGATCGTCGTCCAAGACCCAGCCCCAAGAGGCTGTTGTTGTAGTTCAATGCGACAGAACGACACAGATGTCGGCGTGTGGATCCTGTAAGGGACCTTGCCAATCGCCAGTACAGGGTTCCCAGAGAGCGTTGCAAAGCTTGTTGACGTAGCAAGGACTAGCTCTGTCCCACCGAGAGCCCCGTTAGAGGCATCAGTGTTGATGGGCGAGTAATCAAGGATCGTCTTAAATGACCCATCTACATCGGACAGGTGCCGATTAAATACAGACGACTTCTGGATGTTCTCTGCTGTGATCGCCTGGCTTGCTGTGGAGAGCGTCTCGAAGTTCTCTCTAACCGCGTCGCCGTCTCTGGCGGTTGCGGGCGTTGGGATCGTAGAAAAGTCAACCTTGCTCATCGGATAAACCCAACTGCGCCGATGTCTACATTAGAGACCGTCGCACTCCCGCCTGGGCTTTGATTCACAGAGACCATCGCAGTCCAGTCTCCTGGGTAGAGGACTCTAGACCCAATGAAGAACATGGGCGCTTTGATCGTTGAAGCTGATGACCCAACGCCGTAACCAACAGTCACATAAGGAGTAAGAAGCTCGCCATTCAAGCGGACAGACATATTCGCCCTTAGTGGGTTCTCGTCGTCTGTGAGCGGCGTCACGCTCCCATCTTCTTCAAGCTGAGCCCCGCCTAGTATCATGTACGGGCCTGTCCTATAGACCTTGAAGTTGATAACTGCAGTTGTCTGATCCACCCAGGTGTCTGTCGTCGTCACGTCTACGCCAGAGGCAGACGTTGCGTAATGCCATCTGGTGAGGGAGTCCTGGCTGCCCTCCGCTGTGCCACTGGTTGGGAGTGGGAAAGCAGACCTGGCAATCCCTGTGTTCAGGGTTGCTGAGCTTCCTGGGATATAGATTCCACCAGATGTCCCCAGGTTGTTCTGGTCAAGCTCAACGAGCTTCTCCTGAGCACGGTAGAACTCCTGAGCAAGGTCCTCAGCAGACCCAGACAAGCCACGGGCAAACTTCTTCTTTGGGACGTAGTGCATCTAAGAGGCCTCCTCCAAAGAAACAACTGCCCGAAGAACTCTCGCTCTTGAGTCGAGGTTCTCTACCTGGGGAGCGCCAACAAACCGAAGAGCCATGTTCGTGGCCTCCAGCCTCTTTGTCTTCATCAGAGTAAGCGGGATCCCCAGGTCAAGGTCCTTGATAGCTCGGTACAACCTGTTGTTGAGATCACGCACTAGGAACATCCGTTCCCTCAGCACGCATACCGTGGTCTGAGTAGAAGAGGACAAACCCAACGATCTTCCACCGTCTCCACATCTCATCTACCTCAGCAGAAGAGGAACTGGTCGAGCTGAACTTGAACTTGATAGACTTAGCAGTTAGCTCAGAGTCAGGAACATCCGTAGTGCTTGAGCTAAACAGGTCGATGCGAACAGACCTGATCCGCTCCTCATCCCAGTCCTTCAGGCTATTCGGAGTAAACCCTGCTGGGTACTGATCGTTCCACGTCCTCTTCAGAGAAGTGAGCCCATCCGACGACAGGACCGTCTCATTCCAGGCAAGACCATTTGGATCCTTCATCGTCACAGAGGTTGAGTTGACAGACTCCCTAGACCAGTCCGTAGACCATTCGATGTCCAGCGGGTAGTCGCCAGTCTGAACATAAAACAAGTCAATCCTGTGGAAGGTCTTGTCGTCCTCAGGGTTGTTGCCGATAAACCACTTCGTCTCAAAGAACCCGTCAATGGCAGCCTTCTCAGCAAGACTGTTCTTGCATCCCCAGACGCCGAGATCTGTTACGTCAAACGTTGACCTCTTTAGAACAACGGTCTTCTCTCCGTCTGGGCCAGAAGTCTCTTTCGTGAGGAAGCCTGTATGCGGGTAAGAGAAGGCCACAAGGGTCTCATCCTTGTATCGAACAGCGTCGTAAACAGGAGCGCCGATCTTTGAGATCGCACCCGTGTCAACGTGGACAGCCCACACTTCGTTGTTCTTCGACGTAGGACCAGCAACAACGCTAAAGAGGACACGCCTCTCGTCAGGGTCTACGAAGGCAACAGCATCCTTCAAGTAGGCCCTGGGGAGAGACTTAACCATGTCGTTAAGCTCCCTGGACAAAGGCCTAGGAGCGGCTCCATCAAAGACAAACACTCCCTGAGAAGAGAAGAAGTACGTCTGACCCTCAAAGGTCGCAACAGCTCGGTTACCGCATGCACCAATGGTTTGACTGACTGGGTTAAGCCTAGGCGTTACCCCATCCCGACTCATCGTCAGCATGTGGATGCTTCTCTTCGTAAACACCAAGCCGTAGTCCGCTGCTACAGCCATTGCGGTGATGTAGTCCGAGCCGTCCTCTGTGGTGATCTGGATGATGTTCGTAGGCTGAGGAACAGCCTCCTTCTCCCCGCCAGGCTTCGAGTAGTAGAGAGACCGGGGAGACGCTGGATTCCCAGCATAGAAAGCGACCTCTCTGAAGAAGATGGAGAACTTCGAGAGAGGCGGAGGGAGGTTTGTCCCTGCGTTAGACAGCCTTAGCGGGGCGTTGTCCTGGGTGAATGCGACAACCGTTGTGTCTAGGTAGGTGTCTGAGTGTGTCCCAGGGAGATCGGCAAGGAGGTAGTAAACCTGGCCACCTTTCCCAGCCCTGTATAGACGCCTAGCAATGATGTCGCTCTGAGGAGGAGCCTGGCCCAGGCCAGCAACCTTTACGAAGAAGGACACATACTCCGCTGCCGTCTGAGCACCACCAGATGTGGGCACGTCTGGGAGGATGTTCTTGTCCGTTACCGTAACTGATGCGTCGCTCGCTTCTGACTCAGCCCCCTGGTCGTTCAACCATGTCATCCGATAGGTGAACGAGTTGGTGGTGTCCTCTGCAACCTTCTCAATCCCAACGCCTGGGTAGAAGTATTCAGAGTAGGCACTGAGAACCACCTGATTCGGAAGGTAGCCGTCGCTAAACCCAGGGAGAATCGGGGAGCTAGGAGCGCTCGATATCCCAAGTGGAGTCGCCTTGTAGCCATCCCACTTCAGGTTGGGGTCTACGCCGTTAAGGATAAGGACACAGTCTCCGATCTGGATGAACTGAGTCCCCTCAGAGGGCCTCTCTGCAACCCTTCTCCCAGAAGCAATGATCTCAAGCGTGTTCCCACGGACGACAGCGATGTTGCCGCCAAACTCAACAAGGATCTCTACCGCACCAAGGAGGTTGAACGCGCCAACCGACATGATCGGGTAGAGACGACCGCTGACAGGGTTGTAGAAAGGAGACTGATCTACAGGATCTGAGGACTTCTTCGCCCCACGACGGTAGGCCCAGTCAACAAGAGGCTGAATACCATCAACCTTCGCAACCTCGCCCTTTAGGGTGTAGACAATCCCCTTGTTGTCTGTAGACGTTCCGTCTTTCTGCCAGATGCGGGTATCAATCCCCGCCACCTGAAGCAGATCAAGCTTCTCTTCTTTGCCACGAGCCTTTGTCACGTCTAGGGAGCCCCAAAGCCGCCCATGCCGCCAGACCCATAGTCGGGGATAGACCCATACCACCAGTTTCTTCCACCCCGAACCCTACGACCACTACGACCGATGAGGACATGGTTCTCCAAGTCCATCCTGTCCTGCATGACCATCCTCTGAATGCCAGCTTCATACCTAGCCTGGACAGACCCAGCTCGGCTCTGCTCGTCGTTAGACGTAAGCATGAGCATCTCAGCGCCATCAAGGAGGACGTTAGAGAAGGTGGAGTCAAAAAGCGGCCTGTCGTTGTCAGCTCCAAGCGTGGTTGCTTCTGTTTGATAGAGAATGTGGATCTGATAGGTAGCGCTAGGCGACGGGTACAGCGTCATGAACATCGTAGAGGCGCTGTCTGGGCCGCGCCGACCGAGGTACTCGTCACCAATGTCGTCAGAGAAAGCAACCTTACTCGCCTGGTCCTCGTCCACGAGGATGTACGGGATGTTCCCCCCAGCCCTACTTCGGTAGATGCGAACCCGGAAGTCGTTCCTCGCGGTGATCGTGGGGAGGTCTACAGCGTTCTGAATCGGCGCTAGAGTTACCGAAGCAGAAGGGCTAAGAGCAGACTCTGCCCCCGTGATTTTGTCGTAGTGGCTGTACCAGTATGTGTACGTGGCCCCAGGGGTAAGAGAGCCACCCGTCGTCCCAGAGAGCCCAGAGATCGCAGACAAGGGGCTTCTGATAGGTGCCTTCTCAACGACCGAGAATCGAGTCGGTTGAGCAACCACGTTCTTGTCAGACCCAGACATAGAGGCTGGTCGCACAGAGTCGAGGCTGAGCGGGTAAGAGGTGGTCCCGCTAAACAGCGTCGCTTCGACCACAGACTGAGCCCCGATTGGAAGGGCGATCTCGTTGTATACGAGCTGAGCAGAGCCGTAGTCTGGCTCAACAGGCGGTCCGGGGGCAAACGGGAAGGTAGACCCGGTGTACGGTCTGTCTAGGTCTGCGTTGGCGCTGTCGTTGTTAAGCTGAACAATTCTGTAGAAAGAGCCGCCAACTAGAATCCGCTTCCCCAAAGAGTTCAGGGGAAGATGGCCATCCGCTGTGCCAGGACCAGCCATGAAGCCCATCTGCCTTGAGCCATTGGTCGCTGCGAAGTTGGGCGTAGCCGCCGGGTCACCTGGGTTAACAGGAGGGCCATGGCCGGTGACTGTGTGAGGCGCGTAGGTGTTCGCAGTGTATTCCCTGCGAAGCCAGCCCCACTTCCTCCTAGAGCAGATGTCTAGGTAGGCCTGGTTGATCTTTCGATCAAGCTTAGCGTCTGAAGATGAATAGTCCTCACGACGCTCTTTGAGGGCCGTTCTGAGTTCCGAGAGGTTCACGAACGACCTCCAAAGAGCGAGTGAGTTTTAGGACTAAGCCTTGCGTCGGTACCGAACCATCACGGTGCCCGAGATGCCCGAGATGCCCGCATTACCCGGAACACTCTTCATCAGGCCGAGCAGCAAGACGCGACCAGAGGGAACGTGGGCGTCCGAGATGGGGACATCGTAGAACGTGTCTTCCACCAGATTGCCGAGCCCTCCGCTGCCGGTGGGCTCGCTCGTAGCGCTGGCGTGAACCGACTCCACCCCAGCACCACTGTCCATCGAGTTCACCGACACTTCGACGTAATTGGTGACGTCCGCAGTGAGGGCGGAGAGGGCGACAAGCTGCACCTTCTCAATCCAGATGTCGGCATCGTCCACCATCAGCGAGATGACGGGGTCGGTAAGATCCGTCGCCGCCGCCGTTGTCACGGTGGCGCAGACGGTTTCCATGATCGAGTAGCCGTGAGGAGCGTAGTCCTTCGACACCCGACTAACGTGTGTTGCAACTGCCATTTCTATCTCCTAGTTGCGATGACGAGGGGGCCGAAGCCCCCCCGTCAACACACGTTAGTTATCAGCCCCAGGTAGTGAGGCCGTTAAAGTAAACATCTGCCTTGTTGTCAGTTCCTGCTGCGGAAACGGTGTGGGCCATGCCGCAAGGACGCACCGTTGCAGAGGTGGCGACAAACGCCCCTGCTCCACCGGCTGGATTGAGGTAGGTCTGACCACCAGCAATCTGAACAAGCTCGCCAACAACAGACGGGCTAGCGGGGTTCATCTTGACATTAACGACACCGATAATCCGAATCAGAATGTCCTCGCCAACGGCAAAACTGCTTTTCCCGCTAGACCCAAGCACCACCCCATAAGGAGCAATCTGACCAACGCCAGCGTTAACAACAGGCGTTCGCGTCGTAAGGCCATCGGCGGCAGACGACGCCTCTGGGTCAAGCATAACAACATCACCGGCTTCAAGCGCAGCATGCGCGCGACCCGCAATGTCCAGCGCGAGAGCTGAACCGCCAAACATGAATGTAGACATTTTAGTGTCCTCTCTCTCTTCTTAAAACTGGATCGCACCAGCGAAGCTAGTGCATCCCTGGCGACCCAGCGAAGAAGCAACAAGCATCGAGGTGAAATAGGTGTGGCTGAGGATCACGTCGCTGTTGGGCGGGGTGAGGAACTCAGTCTGGCGGAAGTCATCAGAGGACAGGATGGCGAGCTGGAGACCGATTCCGGTGCCCTTGCCCTGAACCAGGGGGTTCTTGCCGGGGACCTCGAAGTACTCGGGCTTCAGGTTGAAGTCCGTCACCTGCCGCTTGCCAGTGGTGGTCAGGAAGTAGGTCCGACCCGTGGTAGCAAGCTCCTCGTCAGGAACGACCGGCGTTCCGTTGAAGAGCAGGTTCTCGAATCCCTGGTTCCACATCGCAACATCCCGCTCCTCCTGATTGGGAGCCACCAGCCGCTTGAAGAAGCGGTAAACCTGGGGGTCCGTCAGGATGATGTCGGGGTGGGTTCCGCGCTGCGAGCAGTCCATGTAGACCTGCTCCCAAACATCGAGACCGTCCGTGCCGAAGGCGGTGATCTGACCGTATCGGTTCGCCCATCGAGCGTAACCACCAGCAGCGCCAGCCTTAGCAATGCCACCGACGGTCCGGGTCTGGTTCGCCGGGACATCGAACAGCATCATCGAGTTCAGACCGTTCAGCTCCAGGGGAGCTGCCGAGGTCGCGGACTCAGTACCGCCATCAGCGTAAAGCTGACGAGCAAGGTCATTGACCATGCTGATCTTGGCAATGGCCTGCTTGGCCTTGAGGAGGTTGACAATCTGGTACTTGCCACGGTTCTGGGCAAGCTCAGTGTTGTCGATCACCATCGAGGCTCGGTTCTTGTACCAAGTGTGGTAGCGAGCCTTGTCCGGGCCATCCTCAGGGGTGGTGGCGAAGGTGGCGTAGGTGCCAATGGCTCCCACGTTGGACGACTCGGTGAGCACGATAGGCACTCGGCACTCAGTACCGCCTTCGTAGATCACCGAACCCTGGCGGTAGAAGTGCCAGAGAAGGGGGTTGGACTGGACGATTTCCATCGCCACCGTGGACCGCTCAGCGGCTGCAGTGGTCGAATAAACCCGATCAAACGGGATAGTCGCTGTAACAGCAGGCATTTCCTATTTCCTCCGAACTAAAAGCTATCCGCATTCAAGCCAGCTTCCTTGAGCGCCCTAGTGGCAGCATCAAGCATCGACTCACGACGACGCTTGACTGGCGTACCATTTCGAGCAGCAACAGGAGCAGCCTGACGGCGCTTCTTGTTCTTCTGTTTCGTGGCAGTAGCCTTAATTTCCGCACTCGCAATACGAGTAGCTAGGCGAATTGCCGCACTTGGATTGACTTGAGCAAGCTCCGAAAGCTCGGAGTCGGAATCAATGATCCTCCCCGCAAGCGGAGCAAGCTGCTGATGGTCGAGGTCTGGGTTCTGTTCTGCATACGCTTTGTATGCAGAGACAACCCTCTCTCGATGGGCAACGGGTTGAATCTCTTTGGCAATGTTTTTAATGCCAGAGCCCTCGATAGCCTCCTTCACAGCCATGTTCACATAGTGCTGAATCACATCCTCTGGCTTCGCTCCCTTGTCAAGCTGGGGCGGCTCGGGAGCCTCCTCTTCAACATGATCTTGGGTTGGCGGCTGTTGGCTGCGTGCAAGCACTGCTGCGTTAGCTGCGTCGATAGACTCAAAGTACTTGTTCTCAAGAGCAGCGAGGCGTTGCTGACGCTTGGTAAACGCAGCCTGCATGTTCTTGTAAACGGACTTCAGCTCAACGGGAAGCTCCTCAGGATTTCCACCCCAAAAGCTGTCCCCGTCTTCGCTTGGCTCTGAATTAGAAACCTCGTGAGATTCTTCTTCATCACCATAAGCATCGCCATCCTCGTGTTCGATCCCCTCAAGGTTGTCCTCAGAAAGGATCCCTTCGGAGTTGTCGATAGGTGTCTCTGCTGTCATGGTTCCTCCGGTCGCGAAATTGCGCTACCGGATATGAGTTTAAACACAATCTCTTGTCAAGTACCATCAAACGATGCCAGACGAACAGAACACAATTCAGCTTTCCAACGCAGAAATCTCTGACTGGATTGAGAAGATCCGAGGGGCAGAGGAGGTTCTGGAGGAAAACCATCTCCCGCTGTGGCGGTCTATCCAAAAAGACTACTCAGCGGAAGACGACGGGGGAACCCTGTTTGATGGTCTTGAATACGACGACGGAGACGTAGTCAAATTCAACTTCCTGCTCTCCAATGCCAACACGATCCTCCCAGGCGTTATCTCTGCTAACCCGTACATCTATGTGAAGCCTCGAAGGCCGGGAGACCGGGAGTCAGCGAGGATCGCAGAGACTGCACTCAACTACGTCTGGCGAGAGATCGACGGAAGCAAGACAGTCAGAAGCATTGTCTTGGACACCCTTCTGTTTGGCATTGGCGTTGGCAAGGTTGGCTACGACGGAAGCGGGTCCTTCTACACAGAGGAGGATTACGACAGCGGGCCAGAGAAGGTGGACCAAGACGAGGATGAGCTTAGCTCTGTCCAGAGGAGGCAGTTGAGAAGCCTCCTTGCTGACGATGGTCTCGCTCTTGACGATGAGCCAGCAGACAACCCGTCTTTCACCCGAATCGCCCCCTGGAACCTGATCGTTCCTCCTGGCTACACTGAGATCGGTCAGTGCCCCTGGGTATGCGAGCGAATGCTGGTGAGGCTTGACGACCTCAGGAACGACGAGAGATTCGATGTCCCTGATGGGGTAGAGGCTGATTCATGGCTCAGCGAGTCTGTCCCAGCTTCGCTTAGTGGGATGGGTTCTGGGAACAACCTCAACCAGCCAGAGATCCCAGCAGAGTACGTCACTCTCTACGAGATCCGATACTGGCGTAACACGAGCGATGGCATGCGTCGCCATGTCATGTGGCTGATCCGCAACCCTGGAACCGGAGACGCTCAGGACTCAATCCTTCGTCACGTTGAAGATCCCATCGAGATGAAGGGATATCCATACGAGGTCCTTCGGTTCGTAGATGTTCCTAACGACTTCTACAGCACCAAGGTTTCTGACCTCGCTTCCATCAAGGGCATTGCTGACAGACTCAATGACGAGTGGGCTTACATCCTTCGCCATCACAGGCTGTCTTCAAGGCGCAAGTTCGTTGCTGCTCCGGGGGCTCTTGAGTCGGGTCAGTTGTCTGGCCTGCTTGAGTCTGACGAAGACATGGCTGTTGCTGAGATTCCAGCCAGTGTCGCCAGGATTCAAGATGCTCTGATGCTTCTCCCAGAAGCCCCTCCCCCCAGCACTACCCCGATGGTTATCCAGGGCCTCGCCAGGCTGATGTACGAGATCTCTGGGATCGACACCTTCCAGCGTGGTGGTGGCAGCAGAAAGGGAACAACGGCCACTGAGGTGGCTATCGCTTCTGCTGCAACTAAGGGTCGAGTCGGGATGAGGCTTGAAGCGACAGAGCGACTTATCTCGAAGATCGGCAGGAAGATCCTCGCAATCATCAGGCAGTACTGGGACGAGGTCAGGTACCTGAGGATTGACGGAGAGGCGGGAGAAGAGCAGTTCATTGCATTCACCGCTTCGGACATCCAGGGCTTCTTCGACGTAAACGTCCAGGCTGGATCAACAATCCCAACTGACCCTGCCGAAGAGCAGCGAGCTTTCATGGGACTGCTGCAGACGATCCAGGGAGTGGCAGCCACCCTTGCCCCTCTCGTTCAAGGAGGGATGCTTCCTCCAAGTGCAATCCAGAGCTTTATGGATCAAGCGTTCAGGGTCTGGAGACAGGACAAGAGGGCCCTCACTGGACCGCTCTCTCAGCTCCAAGGAGCAGCAATGGGAGCAGCAAGCCCTGGACAACCGCCAGAAGAGCCCCAGACTCAGGGGGTAGAAGACACTGGGATGAACGCTGTCGGACAACCGCTTGCCGGAACTGGACCGAGAGAGGTCGCCCCAGGGAGCCAGGACGCAGTCCTGAACAGATTCCAAAACTAGGGGGTATCAATGCGTATCTACGACATGCGGTGCACTCACCCGCTTTGCGGACGAGTGTTTGACTGGCACACCAAGCCTGACATCTACAACATCAGCAAGCGTGATGGGTTCAGGGATGTCACCTGCTTCTTCTGTGGGAGGCGAGGGGCAAAAAGGGCCTTCTCCAAGGCTCCAGCCGATTTGACAGTCAAGGGAACCTGGGGGAAGCATGCGAGCCCAGAGCTTCGTGGGAAGGACTACTACACGAAGCAGGAATACGAGAGGCAGCTCAGCAGTTCTGGTCGGATCGTCACAGAAGACGGAAACGACAAGGGGACTCTCGACAAGAGCAAGCGATCTCCGTCTAGGTCTCAGAGAGACAGAGCAAGAGAAGCCATCACTAAGCTCCTTGAGAAGCAGGGAGAGATGAAGCTCAAAGACATCATTTCTGAGACAGGCCTGGAGAGCCAGGCTGTCCACGATGTCATCTACCGAGACCCAGGCCGAATCCAGAAGGTTGGCTGGGGCACCTACGGGCTTACTGGCGACGCTTCCCAGACAGAAGCCTCCGCGTAACAGCAGACGACTTCTCGTAGGCATCCCAGTCTTCGTCAGTCCATAGCCTGTGGTCCATCGCCTTCTCCATGTTGACCTCAGTGGCGTTGATCTTTGTCATCCCACCTGGGGTGTAGTGGGTAACCGCTGTGGCGATCATGGCAGCGACGCAGGCGTCATCGTTCTTCCCCGGAGGAGCGCTCATTCTCGCCTGGAGAGAGTCAATGCCGTCCTTGCTATGGAGAACGGTTCGCGTATAGGCCTCCATCTCGTCTAGTACCTGGCGAGAATGGATCTTGACGTACCCCTCTTTTAGAGCCTTCTGCATCAAGCCAACCATCGCTGGCTTCGTCTTCTTCGTAGTATCCCAGCCAAGCATCACCGTAGGTCCGCCAATGGTGTCTGTGGTGACTCGCCTGTAGAGGTTCCAGTACTTAGACCTCTCAAGAAGAGCAATCAGTCCAGCACCGAGACCAGTTACCTCTGGGGCCAGGATCGCATTGTTGTAATAGAGGGCAACAAGAAGGCAGAGAGGGGCAAGCTCATCTAGCTCTACCTTCCCCCGCCACTCAGCAACCTGCTCAAGAGTGGACAGATCGCAGACATAAAGGTGATCCCAGTCTCTGCTGTTTGCCCCCTTGCTTACGTCTGCACCAACCACGTAACGCAGGCCAGGCTCTGGATGCTTCCAGACAGACAGCCGGCCAGAGCCCTCCATAGTCTCTTCAACAACAGGCTTATAAGTCGAGTAGAGGCGCTCTCTGCCAAGAGGGTAGTCGCTGCTATCCCTTATCTCGTACCACTTGTGTGGAGGGCACACGTTCTCCGCTGGGGGAGTCGCGCCAGCATAAGGGAGGCATAGGTCACACCAACAGCCATGAACCCTCTTCTGAGACTCGACGCTGTCCTTGTCGAATACTGGAGATCCTGACGCGCTAAACGCTTCCTGATCTGTGCTCGGATACTCCTGATGAAACCTCTCTGTAGAGCCTCCGCACTTTGTTGCGATAGTGGCCCTTCTCCACGAGAGGTTCTCGTAGTCAATCCACTCACCGAACTTCTCAAGAAGCTCCTTCTCTTCGCCAGTAAGAGACTTCTTGAACTCCTCCCTAGAGCAGCCAATGTCTCTCTTGTAATCCTCAACGATGAACCAAGGGGTGAAGTAGGCATACCAAGCAGAGTCAGGATCTCCTGGGTACCTCTTCTTCAAGGGCATCCAGGGGTAGGGCTCACCACCCCAAACCTTTGCCCCCAAATACATCGAATGGTGAAAGTCACCAGAGCCATTACAGGTTGATTCTGCGTAGGCAAACGTGCCTGGCTCGTCTGGCATAGACTGTAGGGTTGCTAGGAAGTACCTCTCTGGCTGCTTGTAGAAGGCGACCTCTGAGAAGTGAGCAAGCCTTGCTGTCGTTCCGCGAGCGTCTTCAGCGCTCTTCGCCGTCATAACAGTAAGACGACTTCTAAGTCCTGTGGCTCCAACAGGGGCCCTGAAGTCCAGCTCAGCCCTGTTGTTGTACTTCGTTAGGGGTTGAAGTCGGACAGGCAGGTTGTCGTAGAACATCTTCGCCTTCGTGAAGATGCTGTGGACTGAGTGATCTGCGTGAGCAGCGATAAGCGCTACTTCGTCCCTCTTTGTGATGCACCTATGGAACATCCAACCCTGGATGTGCGTGCTGCACCCAGCCTGCCTAGCCTTTGCCTCCCACACCCGAACAGGGATTCCAGCCTCATCCATCTCGTCCAACATCTTCTGTCGGAGCAACTGGCTCTTGTTCAGCTTGAAAGGGAGAAGCTCCCCTCTCTTCGTCTGAATGAAGAGGTGGTTCTCAGCGAACGACGTGAAGTCGTCATGCTCACCTGAGGTGAGTTCAATCTCAGCGATTTCTGCAGACGGTTTCTGCTGTCGTCTTTTTCCCGCCACGCTTGGACCTCTTTACCCAAAGATCAACGTTCTTCTTGATGTGCTTAACACTGTCCCTGTGAAGCATCCTGCAATGCCACCTAGTCCCAGCAAGGGTTCCTGGGTAGGTGACGTAGGCAACCTTGAGGTTGGGCATCCTGTCGAAGATGCGTCGAACCGTTGGTCGGCTCAGCTTTAGCTCTTCACAAACAGGCCTGATTGCAATGTAGCCACGGCCTGTTGCCAGCTTGAAAGCTTCAGTCGCAACCTCGTGGGTGAAGACAAGAGCGGAGGGAGGGATTGGCGGGCCTAGGGTGTAGATGCCATCAGCAGCAAGCCACCTGTTTAGCTCATCCATCCTGTTGTATCTCTGATCAATCTCCCAGTCGTAACGCTCAGAGTCGTTCTTGAACTTAGGTATTGGTCGCACTGGAGCCCCACTTCTTGCGCTCCCTGTACCTCTTGACTGCTTCGATGTGCTTCCTTCGTCCGACCTCTGTTCTTTGCCAGTCGCTTGTGGCCTCAGAGCAGCAAGTCTTGCACCAAGAGTTCCTTCCATCCTTCATACGCCTAGCTATCCCAAAGCTTTCGATGGGGTGAAGGGACTCTCTCCCAAGCCTCTCGCATCTGCCACACACCTTGTGGGTGACATCAGGATCGACAACAGGTGGGCGCTTTGACGCCTCCTTGCTTAGCTCTGAAACGCATTTAGCGCAGCTAGAGCGACGACCATCCTTGCCGCGAGAATCTCTGTGGAACTTGCTTAGAGGATAGGTGTTGCCGCACCGGGTACACCTCTTCTCTTTGCTCACCTAGATCTCCTCAAACATCCCATCCGGTCGGATGACGTAGCCACGACGAACGTGGCGCGGATAACGAATCCACTGGGATTCAGGGATGACCGCCTTCGGCGGGGCAGCCTCAACGGGGGCAGCCACCTCAACCACGGCCTCCTTCGGAGCAGCCTCTTCTTCCGTCTTCAAAGCGTCGATGGCTCGGCCAATCTCAGCAATAAGAGACGACCTGTGCTTGCCGTCAATCTCAGAAACAAGGACAGCCTCAAGGTCATCAAGGTCAAGCCCAGAGAGCTTGGACCGAGCCTCTTTGACGGTAAGTTCGCTAGGATCAAACATAACTTCTCCTCAGGTAGACCGACACAATAACTCAAGCAAAGCCAAGGAGCAAAGACATGGCGAGCCAATCATACAGAGAGATCCTCTCTAGAGCCGTAAAGAGGGCTGGTGTCTCTGGCCCAAACAAGCCAAAGAGAACTCCCAACCACCCGAAGAAGAGCCACATCGTGGTCGCTTCTGACGGGAGCAAGGTGAAGACGATCCGCTTCGGTGAGCAAGGCGCAAAGACCGCTGGGAAGCCGAAGGCTGGAGAGAGCGACGCAATGAAGAAGAAGCGAGCGAGCTTCAAGGCAAGACACCGTAAGAACATCGCAAAAGGTAAGATGTCAGCCGCCTATTGGGCCGATAAGGAGAAGTGGTAATGCCGGCAAAGAAGAAGTCTTCAACGAAATGCACCCCAAAGAAGCGAGGCGCTCAGCCGCGCAACAAGATGAGAACCTCCAGAAAGAAGCTGAAGCCTGGAGGGGCTAAGGGTAAGTACTGATGCCGGTCAAGAAGTGCTCATCAAAGGGTAAGGCTGGAAAGAAGTGGGGCACCAAAGGAAAGTGCTACACGGGGAAGAAGGCTTCATCCAAAGCAAAGAGACAGGGGAGAGCCATCAAGGCCTCCCAGTCGAGACGGAGTTAGACAGCAATGCCGAACTTTAGATACTTCGTTCCCACGGTGGAGCAAGCGAGGGGGCTGAGGGAAGTCGCGCCTAGGGAGCGTGAGATCGCTTCTATCCAGCGAATTCCATCAAGTCCTGAGGTTGAGTCCATTCTGAGCGACCTCATCCTAAAGCAGGAGAGGGTTCCTGGCGTACCGGCAACGGACTGGGCTCGCGGCCTCACTGAGGCTTATGTTGCGGAGGGCTCTATTCCTCCTGGCATGCGGCGCGTAATCGAGACCTCTCCTCAGAGGGGAGCTTCTTGGCTTCACGGAGACCGTGGTCTTGATGCTGAGAGGATGTCTGCCTTGGAGTCTGCTCTTTCCCGCGCTCGGGCTGACTGGGTTGCGGGAGAGGCTCAGAGGGCTGCAGACGTTGCGTCCGTGTCTTCTCGTCCTGACGTTCCGCTCATCCCGGTTGGCGAAGCTCCTTCTGTTAGCAGTCAGTACAGGATGGCTCAACAGAGGGAAGCGGCCTCAGCCGAGGCTCTGAGGAGGCGTCTGCTTGCTCAGGAGATCCAACAAATGTCTGAATCACCACAGACGATTGAGAGTGCTCTTTCTAGGGCTGCTCTCGCAGAGGAATAGTCATGCACATCCCAGACAAGCATCCAGTCGAAGACATCGAGAAGCTCTTGGAGGAGGGCGGTCGTCCTCAGCAGAGGCCAGAGCTTGGCATCAAGATCGTCATCAACGCTGGCGGACCTCCTTCTCATCGACCCATGCCGATGAAGAAGAAGATGAAAAAGAAGATGAAGGCTAAGCGAATCGGCGGGTCTGGCCCGATGGAAGACGCTCTCAGCGCCGCCTACTAGGAGTAAGTCATGCCGGTCGTTGCGGGGAAAGAGTATCCCTACACAGAAGAAGGCATCGCCGCTGCTGAAGCCGCTCGATCAGCCTCTCCAATCCAGCTAGACGCAGAGAGAGACCTGGGTCTCTACGAGCTTGCTCTTGCCGCCGCGCAGGCTGGGGCTCTTGGTGGGGCTGTGAGTGGAAATGTGGGCAGAGCTGGCCTGTCCTACGAGGACTGGCTTCGTGGGGTCAAGGGCCAGCCTGTGGTCTTCCGTGGCCTCAGCGCTGCGGTGGATGACCCGATGGCTTCGCGCCCTGGGTACGCAGCGTTCGCATCGAACAATCCAGCAACTGCGCTTTCTTACGCTGGAGACCCTCGCATCAAAGACGTTCTCGGAGACCCGTCCACGGGGGTGGGTGCCGCCGTTCATCCAATCAGGCTTTCCCCTGCCAAGCGCAGAGGATCCCTTCGGGATTATTCCTGGCTCGCCAAGCCTCGCGGAGCCTTCGATATGGTGTCATTCGATGATGCTGCCCGAATGACCCTGCCGGGTGAGGCAGTGGTTATCCGTGACGTTTATGACCCAGGCCCAAAGCCAACCGGAGAGGGCGGTCGATCCGCAGGGTTCCGCCAAGACACTTACGGGTGGACCCACCCAGAAGGGCTTGCCTCTCCAGCCTCTGCCCCGATGAGCGCAGAGGAGGTTGCGGGACTGATGCACAGGTCTGCGGAAAGGGCTGGCCTTGAGGGCGGCAGGTTCTCTGGTCCAGGGAGGGTTATCGGGAAGGGCTATGATCTCGCCCCAGAACGAGAGAAGGCCCTGACTGACGATCTGCTAGCCAACCTGGGAGCGCCCGAGCCAAACCAGTCCACCGAGAAGATCCTGTGGCCCGAGAGCGAGTCCTTCTCCCAGGAAGACCTGAGAAGGGTGCTCGCAGAGGTGCCAAACGACCCTCGCTTCCAGCCATCCAAGAGAGCCAGGGCCATCCAGCTCCTGAAGAGCGCGGCTAAGGAAGCCATTAGGCCGAAGAACGTCATCACAGATGCCCTCATTGGCTCTGTCCTTGGAGCTGGCTCTGCTCTTGCTGGCTATGAGTGGTCTAGGCCCAGGTCTGCTGGAGTGTTTACTCCGCCAGGCCCTGGCTACGAAGACGCTCTTACTCAGGCAGACATCCTTGCCATCGCAGAGAGCAAGGAGCTTGAGAGAGAAGCAAGAAGGCAGCAGTACATCGAGGAGGCCCGAGCGGCTGGATTCGTGGTTTCTGACAACGCTAGGATCGAAGACCTCGCTGAAGTCCTTGGCCCTATCCGCTAGGCAAAAGCTGACAGGCTGAATCAGTCAGAGCTTTCGCCAGCAGCCCTCTCTAGCGAGTCAACGCGAGCCATCAGTTCACGAACGTCCGCGTTTAGCTCGCCAATCCTGTGCATGTTGTCCATAACAGTTGGCGGCTGCTGGATGTCTTTCTCCACCCGCCCAACTTCTTTCTCTAGCTGGCTCACCCTCAGTCGAAGCTCTGCAACTTCGACCTCTGGCTTGTCTGAGCCTGCTGCCTCTTGAAGAGAGCGAACGTCCCCTCTGAGGTCGTAGTAGACCCCAGTGATGGCAAGGACCTGGGTGACAGCGAAGACTACAAGGGCCACGACGGTCCTCAGTGGCAGCTTGGATTCTGTGATGTCTGGGGTGGGCTGGATTGCCTTGGGTACTTCGTACTCCCCCGTCTGCAAGGACTGAGACCGAATAGCCTCTTCGATAGCCTCTCGGGTAACCCGATAGACCCCGGTCTTTGTGAAGCGGTCGTCGTCAGATTCTGACACAGGGCCCTATCCTCGCTTGCCACCACTGTACGGCTTCGCGTGCCCAAGGCGAACCAACTCGTCGTTGATGGACTCCGTAGAATCGCCAACCCAGAGAACTCCAAGCCAACGACCGTACTTCCCCTTTTTGGTTGTCTGCACTCTCACGGGCCCCTCATCGAGCCTTCTCCTCAGGTGGTCCCTTGCTTCCCTTGCCTTCTGCTTCGTCTCGTCAGAGCCCCCTCGAAGCTCTGGAGTGTCGATGCCCTCTAGCCTTAGCTTTACCTCTGTGGATATTTTAAAGCCAAGGTCAACAACCAGGGTGACTGTGTCTCCATCGTATACGGAGATGGCCTTCGCCTTGTATGTGTACATTTAAGCCTGGCTCCTTGTGTTGATAGGCGTGGTGTACTGTAATCCTAAGGTTGTCTCAGAGCCCAGACACAAAGAACTCCCTCAGCCCCTTTGGCCTCTTAGCTAGGCCAGGGTCCTCCTCGCATACTCCGCAATAAGGACAGCATCGGCCATACCGTCATGTGGGACTCTCTTCTTCCCTGGTGTGAGGTTGATGCCAGGGAAGAGCTGAGTAGCGAGGACTACAGCATCTTCCTTTCCTTGCTGCCTCTCTTTGCCAGAGCGTTTTGGGAGACCGAGTGCCTTCTTCCATGCCTGGGGTGTTGGCTCGACGTAACGGGCTCCGATAGCGACGAGCATTCCTTTGAGGAAGCCCCAGTTTGTTCCTGCTGTCAGTGTCGACTTAACCCCCTCACCTGGCCTGACAGAGATCCGTTCTAGAGCAGCTTCTACGCGCCCCTCTTTCTTCATAGAGGCGAACCACTCCTTGATCGCATGGTAGTCCTGAGGACCGCTGCTCCCCTTTACTCTGGGGATTGGGACAGCCGAAAGAAGCGACCCATCTTCCCTGACAGCGGCAAGACCACCAGTCATCCCAGGGTCAATCCCAACAAACACCCTCATATCGCGTAGTCCTCCCACAGAGAGCTACACCTAAGAGGGTAGCCAACCTCCGACTCATACTCCCTGGAGAAGCGACCCCAGGAAACGCAGAGCCTCTCATCCAGAGCGAGCTTTCTGCCCAGAGCCTTGAACCTAGGAGTAGTCAAGTTCTCCTCTGTCGGCTCTCCACAGCGGTGAGCCCTCCTCCCCCAGACCTCGAACAAGTCAGACCATCCTCTTCCGTGCGCCCTAATGGCTAGCCAGGAAGAAACGTACAAAGGCCCCTCCCCAACCACGCCACCAGCCTTCACAACAGCCTTCCTGTATGCGTCTGACGCCCAGTCAGACCACTCCTCTCTGCTTGGGACAATGGCCTTGCTCGTAGGTGGGTCGGTGAAAGCGTAGTTAACGATGGAGAGCGGGGTGTCGTACTCGCTCATCTTCCAAAGGCTCCTCGACCCTTGAACCACCCGACTCCGGGCTCCCACCTGCAAAGGGCTGTCCCTGTTGGTCCGTTTCTCTGGGCTCTAACAATCACCTCTGCTTCTGAGGGGTCTGGGTAGTCAGTGTCATAGACAGCGTGTCTGTAGACGAACAGGACTGCGTCTGCGTCTTGTTCAATCTGACCGGAGTCTCTGAGGTCAGAGAGAATAGGCCTCTTGTTCTCCCTGAACTCGCAAGACCTGTTGAGCTGAGCCACCACGAAGATGGGGATGTCTAGCTCCATAGAGAGCCTCTTGAAGGCGCTAGAGGCTTCTGCAACAGCTCTCTCTCTGCTGGTAGAGACTGGAAGCTTCAGAAGCTGAAGGTAGTCAATGGCAGCCGCTGATATGTCGAGCTGTTTCTTCTGAAGCCTAATAGACATCAGAGCAGCACCGAGACTCTTCGGCTTGTCATCGAAGTAGATCGGAACGTCGTTCCACTGGTTGAGAATCCCCTCTCTTGCCTTGCGAACCTCGTCTGCGGTCTTCCCAAGCTCTGCTTCTGAGGTTGCGATTCTCTCGCCTATCTGCATCTCGTTCATCTCTGCTGAGACGAAGAGAGTGGGCTTCTCATGAATCTTTGCGATGTTCCTCAAGAGGGTGATCATCAAGTGCGTCTTCCCCATCTTGGGACGACCACCAACAACAATCATCTGACCTGGCCTGACGTAGAGAATGTTGTCCAAAGAATCTATGCCGCACCTCACAAGAGTGCTCGTCTTCAGACCAAGGCGCTGAGCCTCAAGGTCCTCTAGGTAGTCCTTAGCGATGTCATGAGCAAGGCGAGGCTCTGAACGACCCTCTGGAGCCCAGCTAGTCACAGAGGCAATGGAAGAGGAGTACTTGAGAATCTCTGAGAAGGGCTCTTTGTCTGAGTCAGACGCAATCACTTGCTGACAGAGCCTGACGATGTGGCGACGCCTAGCAGCCTGAACCACAGTCGAGACGTAGGTCTCTAGGTTCGTCCTGTTCGCAGGAGTCCTCTCTATCGACTGAATCAAGGAGTGAAACTCCTCGTAAGTCTTAAAGGGCTTCCTATTCCCAATCCTGTCTTCAAACTTGTCGTACAGGGTCGCTCTGTCAGGACCGATGCCAGACGCTCTGTCGTCCAAGAACTGGCCCCAGAGAATCCTGTTGTGAGGGTAGTCGAAGTGGTCTCTCTTCAGACCCAAAGAAACAACTTCGTCAACACAGACAGGGTCTCTTAGGCAGAGACAAAGAACGGCGCTCTCTGACGAGAAGCCCATTCTAAATCCCCTCCCTGCCAACGAGGCACACAGAAGGGGGCCCCTCTGTTCTAGGGCGGAACACAACGAGGCAGGCACCAGTAGGACAAGGCCCTGTCCTGCCGTCGTCACACACGAAGCGAAGCCTGCCTGTGACAAGCCTCACCTCAGAGGCCCTCCACACCCAGTCTCTCCACCAACGAGTGTCTGTGTTCGCAGGGAGAAGGCACACGACGGTAAGGCTGTGTCTTTGGCTCTGAGTGAAGGCGCGCTCCACCCACTTCCCAATGCCCCTACCCCAAGGCGGGTTCACCCAGACAGTCTTCCTGTCCATCCCAGACCTCAGCCACTCTGTGTCTAGGGCGCTGTCTCCACAGATAGACAGGTAGTCTAGACAGAGAGCGTTGCGCGCAGTAGCAGCGGCATCCAGCTCAAAGCAGAACTCCTCGTCTACCCTGTCAAACAGGCTTCTGGGGGTGCTCCATTCTGTAGAGCTACTAGGTGGATGATAAGCCGTTCCCATATCAGGCCTCCTTCTTCAGGAGTCTGACTACTTCAGATGGGCTTTCAGGGAGGTCTACTCCGAAGCACTTGCTGAACTCCTCAACAAGAGCCTCTGTGATAGCCCCTCTTCCATCAACCCAACTAGAGAACAAGAAGTCAGGCTTCTTGTTGTTCTTGCTCACCCACCGAGCAGCAGAGATAGAGACAACAGGTGCAGGCCCAGACTCAATGGAG